AATAAAATCATTTTCAAATCTAGCAGTTATAACTCCTACAACTGAATTACTTAAACCCGATAAAGTATCGATATATGATTGTGATATTGTGGTATCTGTACCGTCAAAATCAATAATTACTTCATTGTAGTTAATTTCTTTAGAAAAACTATCCTCAACAAAAATATTTGCATAAAGCCCGTTAAAATCATTCTTAGAAAATTGAGCTATTGTTGTAGTTGTAAATCCTGGTGAGGCAATATTAACACCTGTTAAATCAATGTTTCCAATCGAATTTGTTGATATACCTGCTAAATCTGTGTTAAAATCAATTTTTAATATTTTAATATCATGATCCTTAGTAAATTTTTCTGTTGGTGTAAATATTAAATTTTTATCACCATCAATAGCAATCTGGGTACTAAATTCTCCTAATTCTAAAGTAGTAAAATCACTTGTTTTAACAAGTAGATAAGCATCATCAGTAGTAGTTAAAACTACCAATTCTGTGAGTTGAGTATCAAAGGTATCTGGATCTACTATTTGAATTATATAATTTGCAAAGTCCTCCTCTAAAAGTTCAATTAAAGTATTATTTTCTTGAAATCCAGTACTAGAAAATTTATTACTAATATCATCATGAACCAATACTCTATTAGTTATACATTTAGTAAAATCTGTTAATACCTTATTTGATAGTTCTACAAATTTAGAACTATTAATTCTCGTATCAAAATCTCTTACAAAATCAAAATTATTAATAGCATCAACTCTTTGTTTATCTTCAAGACCAAGAATATTATTTACATCTAATACAATCAAGTCTTTTGTTAATGCAGTTGTGCCAACTCCAACATTTACTTGACTTTCGATAGATGTATCTGAGAAATTTTTGAGTCCAGCAGGATGAACTAATCTATTTACTGGATTAACAAATTTTTCCCATTCAATTGAACTTTTTACAGTATAAGATAAATTCTGATAGTAATCATTATTAGGAATTACTTGATAATCTTCATTTAATTTACCAATATCATCTATCCAACCATATTCTTGACGATTAGAAAAATTAGTTTTAAATTTTGCTTTATTTTCTATTACACTTGTTACTTCAGCGGATACACCAGTTAATTTTCCTCTTATATTATCTCCAGATTTTATTTCAAATTTTCCATCTAATTTGATATAATCATCTCTTATTTCTACAACTTTCAAATCAGTTGATTGATTATTTACAAGAATTTTTTCACTTAGTTCAAAAACACCTCTTGTTAATTTTGGTTCAAGTATGGGGTACTTGTTTTTATTGACGATAGTTGCATATCCAGATTGAAATGTTTTTGCAATACCAGGATTAGTAGTCAAACCTGCTAAATTAAATTTAAGAATAGCTTGTGTACCAGCAATATAATCTTGAATAGTAAAGAACTGATAATTGTAATTTTCAGAATTGAATCCATCACCCTCGATATTTCCACCAGATATACCACCTTGAGTTGCACCTACACCAGTTTCACCTATTCGTTGTATACCCTCAACAAATATCTTGTCACCAATAGAAAATGGTTGAGGATCAACAAATCCATTCATAGGTGTTTCAAGGAAACAAGTTACCAAACCAGAACTACTTGATTGCATTGAACCAATACCAATACCATTTGAATTATTGACTGCAATAATGGTATGATTTACAGAATCTAATCCTGTAACAGGTGCTAAAACTTTAACATCAGATATAGTTTGATTTGGTGCAATCGCAACTATCGAAGAAGTATCCATGACTTTATTCGATGTTGGATTGAATACTATTAAATTAGGTGCATTTATATAATCAGAACCTCCATCAATTATATTAACAGTTTCAATAACATCAAGATTATCAATATTTACAACTGGAGATATAAATGCCTCTGGACTCAAAGTTTTGTCTGAGGAATATTCATATCCAATATCAACTATTCTTGTATCTTTAATTCTACCTATAGAAGTTGAGACTGCTACTATATTTGCATTTTTTCCGTTAGTGCTTGTGACTGATTTAAATTTAGGTAAAGATTTATAATTAAATCCAGATGATAAAATTTTTAAATCTTTTATACTTCCAAGTACATTTTTAGATCTAGTTGAATATTCTAACTTGTCACAATCAGAACTTAAATATGTTGTCAATTCTGGAACTTTAGGTGAAATATCAAAAGTGTTATCTGTAACATTAAAAATACTATATTCACCATTATAAGCACTATCAATAAATCTAATTTCTGAATAATTTTGAACTTCTGTATCAGATGTGCTAATATATCCTCCTTTTGATAATCCATAATATAACTTTTCTGGAGTTGATTTAGAGAATTGAACTGTTAACTCAGCACCAGTCATTCCTACAGTTCCAACACCAATAACATTAAAAATAGTTGAATCTTGTGAACTTAAATATTCGTTGGTTAAATTTTTATCATAAAATAATTTAAAATCAAAATTAGATAAAGTTGTACTTGATAATCCAAAAGTCAATTTAGAATTTTTTATAATATTAATTTTAGGATTTATTAAAGATACAGATTGATTTGCTCCACCTGTATTAGCTGTAATTGAAACAGTTTTGACTGGTGTAGAATTTAAGTCTGATAGAGTTTCTGTAAATTGGAAATATCTATCACTAATTTTATTGACAAAATAAGAACCTGTAGATAATCCTGTAGCATTACCATCATAGAAAACTTTATCTCCTGTCTGTAGTCCATGATCAGAAATATCAATCTGATTTGTTTCAACATCAGCAGCAGCAAATTTAATAGGATTTATTAATAATTTTTCAAATTCAGAATTATAATTAACTGATATTGGATTTGTTGTTCCTATACCTACAGATAAATTTGGAATCACATTCATTTTTACAACATCACCTTCGAGAAGATTATGAGTTGTAGTGTCCGCTGCAGATACATTTGTAGTTACGGTTGTAGTAATTTTATCAATATCACCTGTAACTTGTTTAAAGTTTGATTCAAAGAAATATGTACCAGAGTTAATCCCACTGGTAGAACCTTTTGAATAAAAATATAAACCATCACTAGTACTACCGATTCCAACTTTAGTTGTTAAAATTCCAACGTAATTTTCACCTTTATCAATTATATAAACATCAAGAGAATCATTTCCTATATGTGGAACCTTAAATTCAGGTGAGTTAGGTGTTCTACCAACATCAAATCTATTTGCACCAGATCTCTTATTTAATGTAACTTTCTGACCAGTTTTAAATGGATGATTTGGTATGTGTAAAGTTCTTGTAGGTATTGAAAGGTTTTCTCTTATTTCTCCAACAACATATTCCACAGTTGTAGCACTTCCAGATGTAGTTCCTACTCCAACTGATTGAGGACCATTAAAGTAAATAATATCATTTACTTCAGACTCAAACTTTTTCGTTTTAACTGGTATACTAATTTTATTATTTAAAACATCAATTTGTGAACCTAAAGTGTGAGCGATTCCAGTGTGTCTTAGAACTCTTATTACCTTTTGTATATCATACAGATTTAAAACTTTTAGAGTCTCATTCCCTACCCTTAATGAACCTCCAATAGCAACTGAGTTAGGAATATTAGTAACGTAAATATCTTCAATCTTTCCATTTACATTTCCCACTGACATCGTTTTTGCTAAACCAATCGTATCAGTTGAAATTCCTACAGTAAAAGATCCAGATAAATTTACGATAGATGTGCTAAGTCCTGATACATCAATAGAACTTTTGTCATTTAACTCAGCAAAAGGTAGATAATTTGCTACAACCTCGCTACCACTTTTCCATTCAAAAACTAAATTTTCAAATCTCTGTAAAGTCGTATCTATTCTAGAAACACCTAATCCAACAATTTCGTCAACTTCAGCACTTAGACCAGAACCATCAGTATTAGTATCATCAAAATTGACTAAATCTCCTACTTTATATCCCAATCCACCATCTAAAATTAATAGATTATCGACATCGCCTCTAGTAACTGATTCAACTTTAGTTTTTTGTCTTATTTTTTCATTTGATTCAATTATAAAATCATTGCCACCAAACTCTTCATTTGACAAATATGGTAAAGTATTTCTTAATAAATTTGAATTATTAAAATCAAAATCTTGAGTTAATGTAAGATTATCATTTAAAATTGGTGATCTATAACTTTTACCTACAAAGTAAGGATACTTTCCTTCAATTTTATTTGACTCTGTACTTAAACCAACTGAAGTAAAGTAAGCATAAATTCCATTAGGAAATTCTGGAGTTTTACAAAATCTTCCATTATGAATATCTAAATCACCAGTTCCTTCAAACACATAATCTTCAATGAAAAATCCATCTTTAAATCCTGATGGTCTATTTGTTAGTTTATTTACATCTAGTTTAAATGAAGTAGATATTATCTTTAAATCTGAATTAATATCATCTGAATCAGAATATCCAAAAGGTCCATAAATTGGATTACCATCATAAGCCCATCCAATAATAGGAGAATGACTTGTTATTTGATTAAATTCACCATTTTCACTAACTGAAAAACTATCTTCTAGAGTTTTAGCAATACTCTGAGAATATCCAAATACACCTAAACTTAATGAGTTTTCTCTTGACGTTAAACTGAAATCTCCAAATCTTTCTTTATCATTTAAGGTTAAACTTCTAACTCTAGCACTAAATCCAGCATTAGAACCTCTTGCCACTAGACTAGCATTAACACTTGCGGAACTATATCCAATACCAGTGCTAATGACAATCGCATCTACTATTTGTCCGTTCTCTACAATAGGTCTTATAATTGCACCTACTCCTCCTCCAGTGTCACTAACAACTACGTCTGGTGTTGAACTATACTCACTACCTCTGTTGACAACTGCAACACTATCTACTTTTCCATTAACTATAACAGGTTTTAATGCTCCATTTTTACCGTTTAGAATTTTTATTTCAGGTATTACTTGATGATTTAATATTGAAGAACCATAATTACTGCCTTTTTCATAAAGATATGCGTCTGTTATTTCACCAGTTACTTTTGGTGTTAAATTAAATGTACCTGTAACAGTCGATCCAAATGAAACTTCAATATTAACCTTAATATCTGGATATTTGAATACGTGGTATCCTGAACCAGTGGAAGTTAAATTTACAAATTTGCTTCTTTCATAATCTAATGCACTTGTTCCACCAATACCAGCATTTGAAAGTTTAAAAGTATCGTCATCAATTTTCTTAACTTGATAAGATAAAGTTGTGCTTAAACCTGCAATTGGATTATCTGATGAATATTCAACTATTTCTCCACTTAAAAATCCATGATTTTTAAAATTAATTGTATCATATGAGGTTGAAATACCTGAAGGTTTTACTCTTAATTTGCGATGAGTATATCCTGAACCAGAATTGATAACCTTAACAGATATTAAAGAATTTTTATTCTCAGTTCTAAATCTATGAATACCACTAGCAGAAGAATCAGTTGATAATCCAACTGTATTAATACCAGCCGAACCTGAAAGAGCGTCACTCTTACTATTAAAAATACGAACAGTGGTAGGATTGACAACTCTCACAAAATAAGGATCACCATCCGCTAGAGTTCCTGTAATTGTATTTGTACCATCATACGCATCACCTATACCTATTGGTGTATTACCATTACTACTATAAAAAACTAATTGTCCGTTCTCTAAATTATGTTTTTTCTTGAAAGTTATAGTTTCATCATTAATATCAATTCCACCATTAAAAAATATATTTCTACTATCAAAATCTAAAAATCTATTTCTAATACCCACTACTGGTTGAAGTACACAACCAGAACCATTTCCTCCTGTTACGAAAACACTGGTTACTGATTCAATATCAAATTCTTGAGGATCAACAATAACTTCTTTAATATCTCCAACTATAACTGGCTCAACCAAAGCGGTAACTCCAGATGAGGATTCTACAGTTACAGATGGTGGATTCACTACGTCATAATCCCTCCCTGAATTAATAACGTCAATAGATTCAAGAGGTCCAAAATATATTTTATTATCTGATATTGGTGATCTAATTTGAACACCATCTCTTAATATTCCAATATCATTTAAAGGTGTATCATGATTAGAGGATACAAATAAATTTTGAGATAATGGAATTCTTCTTAAAATTTTATCTACATCTAATTTTTTATTAGCATGTTTTTGTAAAATAAAATTATGACCTATAGAAGTTCCAATACCAACCTGAATAGTGCTAGCTGAACCAATTTGATTAGCAGATTGATATAATGCTATTTTTGATATGCTCTGATTTGCAGGAGGAATTACAGGATCAACATAGTAAGTTCTCCCAGACTCTAAACCAGATAATACTTCTGTTTCAGGTGAATATACAACAGCATCACCTTGAATAAACTTAATATTTTGGTTAGCTGCTGGTGAAAATTGAATGAAACTATAAGTATTTGAAATAGAATTAAAACCGTCTAAACTACTCCCCGTTGTAGTTTCTTTTATTACATCAACATCGATATTATAATTTGGTAATGAATTAGATGCGACATATCCATCTTTATCATCATCAGTATAAACATTTAAAACGTCACTTATTAATACATTATTACCCTCTTTTATTTCGACACCTGAACTGAAGGCAGTTTCAATTTTTCTTCTTATATCATAAAATTGATTTGTTACTGTAGTAAATCCAGAGACATTTTGAGCTGTAATTTGGTTTAAGTTAGTATTAATACTCTTTACATCAAAAGAACCTTCAATGACTTGTTCATTTCTTCTTAAAATATCAAAAGAATCACCAACTTTTAAACTTGATTTATCGATAGGTGTTTTTAATGTAAAAGTAGATCCTACAATGTCAACTTGGAATCTAGAACTAGTATTATATTTCCAAGAATTAGCGAATATTTGTTCATATGTTTCATTATTATTTTTTATTTTTATCCCAACATTTTTAACAAAGATATCTTCATTTTCTCTAACTAAACTAACATCTGAAACTGGGACTAATTCTGACAATACTCCAGTAATTCTTAAATCGATCCTTTTTGATAAATCACCATTTTCATATCCAAAAATAGTTTCATTCGAGCGAATATCATCTGCAGTGTTTATTGCAACTCCTACACCTGTACATCCAAAAAATTGATTTAAGGTTTTTGATGTGTAATTAATAGTATTTTGCCCACTTATAATAGTACCAGTTGTTCCAAATCCGACTGTAGAATCAACAGATATTACTGGTGCATTTTTAGGAACTGATGTTAATACTTTTGTTTTACCTGGTATAGTAAATACACCTTCAATTAGATCACGATCACTGAAACCAACAAATAAAGATATTTTCCAGTAATTTTTATCATCTCTACTCAATATTTCAACTTCAGATACAGATGCGTTTGTTGAGGTATCAGTTGATTTAAAAATTGTTTGTCCAACTAAATTTTGTGGTTGTCCTGTCGGTGTTATTAAATCAGCAACAATAACTTCTCTACGAATAAATTCTGCATCAGATGGTTTTATTAGATTTCCCTCTAAATCCAGAATAGTTGATTCAACACCATATAATACTTTGAATAATATTTTAACAGATTCTTCAATACCCTTTGATTGATAAAAAGAGCGAGCAAATTTAACAAAATTTCCTACATCAATTGTTTCTGCAAAATCATTATCTTCTAAACCTGGTAAAAATGTCTTTTTTAATTTTTTGTAGAATTCTTGTAAAAATAATACTGATAAATTTGTAATTATCTCACCAGAGTCATGTGAAGATGATGTAGTTTCCTCAAAAACAAGACTCTCACGATTAATTTCAAGAAGAGATGAAGAAATACCAACATTATAACCTGTTACACCACTAAAACCACGAATACATCCTGTAAATGAAGTTGATGTAATTCCAGTGTAAGAAATTATTTCATCATTTATCTTTAGTAGTCCATACTCAGATGGAAATCCCTTTGTGCTTGGAACAGATATAATTGTATCATTTGAATCAATTGATGATGAAAGAGTTGTTGTTCCAGTTATAACTTCTGGAACTAAATTATCAGATTTTAAATATTGATCAAAATTACCTATTAAATCTGAAGGTCCTCCTTGAAATTCTTGAGATATGTAATATTGCTTAAAAAATTCAGCAGCATTTGGAAAATCAGTCAGTACAAACTCAGGTAACTGATTCTCAATAATAGTATTGACTTTTATTCTTTTGTCAATTTGTGACATTAATTATTTCCTCTCTAAATCTCCATTGGAGTAACTAGATGTATAATAATCTCTTGTGAATACCACACCTGAAACATCTTCACCTGAAGCAATAACATCCTTAAACATATTTATTGTGCTTTTCGATACGTCAAAATTTAAGTATAAATCTTTCAATCCTACAACGTCGTTAGACTCAGGAAAGGCTTGAACTTCTATTATATTGTTTTCAGTATTAGTAGAAGTGATATTAAGTGTGTTTAATATTATCTCACCTTTTTTATAATCAACTATTCCTGCCTCTTTAATTAATACAACTTGTTGATTTTTATCATTTCGAGCAACAACACTTAAAGTTCCTTTCATACTTCCATCAAGATTACCAAAAGAGTCTTTATTAGGAACATCTGTTAAATATGCAGTTTTAGATGAACCTTGAATAGTGAATCCAGTGCTTTTAATATTGAATCCAGCAGGATTAATATTGAAACGATTTCCAAAACAAAGTTCATATTGAGCAAATTGATTCAATAATGCTTTCATATCTCTTCTAATAATTACTTTCGTAATATTTGACGTAATTCCATTATCAACACGATCAATTAAAGTGCTAATTTTACTATATTTAAATCTTCCACCAAATTTGTTAATCTCAATATTGTTAGCATAGGTATTCAGTGAATTTACTATAGTTGTTCTAAGATTTTTTTCAGATGCTATTTGAGCGGGGTTGTAATAAATTGCAGAATTGATTTCTACATATAGTATTTTT